TGTGAGTGGGGCTTGAAAGTTAAGAATGAGAAAGCTCATGGCGCTGTCTATGACTTGAACTCAACAATTCAGACCTAATCTGAAGACAAAGGGGTGGGCTAATAACCCACCCTTTTTTTATTTATGCACACCAAACTTTTTGACATTAATCCAGTTACTGGCACTCGCAAGATGTGGCATTACGATGCCGAAAAAGATGAGGCCACTATTGAAACAATTATTGATGCGACTCAGATAGTCTCAGACAATAAAGACAGATTTAATTCTTTTGATGAAAAGGCTAATTGGAAAGGTGATATGCACCATGTTGCATCAATTCCAATGGCATTGTTTTATCAAATGAAAGCGGAAGGAAAACTTGATGACGAAGCTTATATGAAGCGTTGGCTCAATGATCCTGACAATCGTGCATTTCGCACAAGACCTGGAGAAGTTTAATGGATAGTAAGACCATTGGAATTTTGGTTCCAACACGGGATTTTGTTAATTCGGGATTTGCTTTTGATTTGGCTAGGCTAGTTGGCTATACAGTAGGCACAACAAATCATAAAGTAGTGATATATACCAGTTCTGGCACTTTATTGTCAGCACAACGTCAGGATTTGGCGAGGGATGCAATTGCGGCTGAATGTACGCATACCCTATGGCTTGATAGCGATATGAGGTTCCCAAAGGACTCAATTATTCGCTTATTGAAACATGACACAGGCATTGTTTGTGGAAACTATGCCAAGCGTAGATTCCCTACAGAGCCAATTGCGGTGAAAAAAAATACCCCAGATATGGATGCAACATTTATCAATCGGGTATATACTGATGACGATTCAACAGGACTTGTTGACGTAGACTACTGCGGGATGGGCGTAATGCTTGTCAAATCCGAAGTCTATAAATCTATGGAATATCCTTGGTTTGCTATCCCTTGGGTTCCTGCTGCGGAAGACTACATTGGTGAAGATGTATGGTTTTGCCGTAGAGCCGCCCAGAATGGGCATAAAACATATGTGGATCAAGATCTTTCTAAAGAGATCTTCCATATCGGAACATTTGAGTTCAAACATGAGCATACACTAGCGTGTAGGGATGTAGAAAATGGCACTTGATACCTTTAGTGGACTGAAGACAACCATAGCTGATTATCTTAATCGGGATGATCTTACGTCTATTATCCCTTCATTTATTACTCTGGCAGAAGCAAAATTTAATCGTAAATTGCGTGTTCGTCAGATGGTAAAGAGGGCTACTGCCACTTTAGATACTCAATATTTTGCCTTTCCTAGTGATTTTCTACAGGCTAAAGAACTTCAGTTAAACACAAATCCAATCACTTATTTGCAGTATGTCACCATGAATCAAGGTGACTATGCTTCCCAGAATTTGTATATTTCTGTTGGGAAACCTCAGTACTACACAATTATTGGTACGCAGATTGAGGTAATTCCTACGCCTGATACAAGTTATACAGGTGAACTTACTTATTATGGTAAGATTACTGCGTTGAGTGATTCAAACACAAGCAACTGGCTTCTAACATACGCCCCAGACTTGTACTTATATGGTGCATTGCTTGAGGCAACTCCATATTTAAAAGATGATGAGCGTCTTGCTACTTGGAGTACGTTATACGCAAACTCCTTGGGCGACATAGAAGTTGCAGATCAGAGGGCATCTGTTTCTTCTACTCCAATTGTTCGCGCCCGATCTTTGGGGTAAAAAATGGCTGGTTCATTCTCAGATTATTTAGAAGATAAGCTTTTAAAGCACGTTTTCACCAATACTGCATATACATCTCCAACTACTCTTTATTTGGCGCTTTTTACTACTGCTCCTTCTGATGCGGGTGGTGGAACAGAGTTATCTGGTAGTGGTTACACACGAAAATCAGTAGCTTTTACTGTATCTGGAACAACCACATTAGCAACCAATTCTGCTGCAGTTGAGTTTGATGCGGCTACTGGTTCATGGGGAACAATTGTTGCAGTAGGTATTTATGATGCATCAACAGTTGGAAATTTAATAGCATGGTCAGATTTAACTACAGCTAAAACAATTGCTACAGGCGATATTCTGCGTGTTCCCTCTGGTGAACTTGATATTACTTTGAGTTAAATATGGCACTAGTACTTGCTGATCGAGTCAAAGAGACTACTTCAACAACTGGTACTGGCACGATAACTCTTGCTGGTGCTGCATTTGGATTCAAGTCTTTTTCTGCTGTAGGTAACGGCAATACTACTTACTATGCAATTGTTGATAACACAACAGGCGCATTTGAAGTTGGTCTTGGCACATACACATCCAGCGGAACTACACTATCAAGAACTACAGTTCTATCTTCTAGCAATAGCAACAATCTTGTTAATTTTGTTGCAGGTTCTAAAGATGTATTTGTAACTTACCCTGCTTCTAAGTCTGCATATTTAAATGCATCTGATGTTGTTGCTCAACAAACATTCGGAGCAATTACTGCGACATCTGCGGCATTGACTACTGGTACTGTTTCTACTGCGCCAGCTTCTTCTACAGATATTGCCAATAAATTATATGTTGATGGTTTAGTTGCATTTGGAATTACATACCATACGCCTGTATATGTTGAGTCTCCTGATTCCGCAGGAAATTTAACCTCAACATATAACAATGGTACTGCGGGAGTTGGAGCGACTCTTACAAATGCGGGTACGCAAGTTGCATTGACTATTGATGGAGTTTTGATGACTGTTGGTAAGCGTGTGCTTATCTACAATCAAACAAATGCTGCGCACAATGGTATTTATACTGTTACTACAGTTGGCGATGGCGCAACAAATTGGGTTCTAACAAGAGCAACTGATGCCAATAGTTATGGATTAAAAGATCCAAATGCAATTGGTCAGGGGGACGCATTTTTTGTAACAAATGGCTCTTCTGGTAGTGGTGAAACATACGTAGTAACCACATCTGGAACAATTACATTTGGAACTACTGGAATTACATTTGCTCAGATTAGCGATGCTACTGTTTACACATCTAGCAATGGCGTAACTCTTACTGGAACAAATATTGAGTTGACACCTACAGGTACTGCGGGTACTTATGGATCATCTGCTGCAGTTCCAGTATTTGTTACAAATGCATATGGACAAGTTACATCAGTAACAAATACAAATATTGCAATAAATGGTTCTGCCGTAACTGGAAATATATCTGGTTCAGCAGGTTCTGTTGCCAATGCATTAACTCTAGGAACGTATTTAACTGGGACAAGTTATAACGGCTCTAGCGCAGTTACTGCGGCAGTTGATGCAACATCAGCGAATACTGTATCTAAAGTTGTTGCACGTGATGCTTCTGGTAATTTCTCAGCAGGGACGATTAGTGCCGCACTAAGTGGTAATGCAACAACTGCTACAACAGCTACTACTGCCACTACCGCAACAACTGCTACAAACTTGGCAGGTGGTTCGGCAGGTACGATTCCTTATCAATCTGCGGCAGGTACAACAGTTCAGTTGACGGCAGGTACAAGCGGGTTCTACCTGAAATCAAATGGCGCTGCGGCTCCTTCATGGGCGGCTGTTACTGCCGCAAATGATGGTGTTTTAACATTAAATGTTTCAGGAACTGGACTTTCAGGATCTACAACTTTTAGTGCAAATCAAGCAGGTGCGGGTACATTTACTGTTACTTCAAATGCAACTAGTGCAAATACAGTATCAACTATTGTTGCTAGAGATGCTTCTGGTAATTTTACTGCTGGCACGATTACGGCTGCATTATCTGGAAATGCTTCAACTGCTACAAGTGCAACGTCAGCCACAACTGCGACCACTGCTACAACAGCTAACGCTTTAAACACTGGCAACAACTACCAAGTTAACTCCTTGGGTGTTGGCACAGCCGCTTCCGGTACAGCCGGTGAGATTCGTGCAACCAACAACGTGACTGCGTATTATTCTTCTGACATTAAGTTCAAAGAGAACGTGCGTAACATCCCCAACGCAGCAGCTACGGCGGCGGCTATTGGCGGTAAGTTGTTTGATTGGAAGGCCGAGTACATTGAAGAACACGGCGGCGAAGACGGCTACTTTATTGTCAAGGCTGACTTTGGTGTGATTGCCCAAGATGTTTTGGCTAAATTTCCTGTTGCTGTTCGTACTCGTCCAGATGGATCATTAGCAGTAGACTATGAAAAGCTTAGTGCTTTGGCTTTAGCTGCCAATGCTGAACACGAAGATAGAATTGCTAAACTAGAATTGTTGGTTGCAAAATTAATTGAAGGTTAATGATGTTTGGCTTTTCAGCAATTGCTCAAGCAGGATTTGCAGATCCAGGAAGTAGTCAATCGACAATTTCAATTGATATAACTTCAACATCTGTATTTAGTTCTTTAGCAATTGCAATTCCAAATGTAAGTGCGTTAATAGATGGAGCTTCTGTTTTTGATTCAAATTCTGTAAAAGTACGAACTATTGCATCAACATCAAATCCTTTAAGTGAATTTTTATCGAGTGCAAATTTCACAACAAATTTTTCATCTGAATTAGTTTCACTTTCACAGTTTTTATCTACTGCAATATTTATTACAAACACAAATGCAGAATTTAATAGTGTTTCTAGTTTGAGTGCTATTGCTAGAAAAAAATGGGAAGATAATTCTGATATTGATGAAACATGGACAACAATTGAAGATGTTTCTGAATCGTGGACTTCTGTTTCTGACACATCAGAAACTTGGACAACAACTACCAATTAAGAGGTAAAAATGGCAGATACAACAACCACAAACTTAGGTCTTACAAAGCCAGAAGTTGGCGCTTCAACTGACACATGGGGTACAAAGATCAATACAGACTTAGACTCTATTGATGCTTTGTTTGATACTGGACCATTGCTAAAAGTAACAAAAGGCGGTACAGGTGTTGGAACTAAAACTGGTACTGGCAATGTTGTTTTATCTAATAGTCCAACATTGGTAACTCCTGCTTTAGGAACTCCATCTGCTTTGGTAGGTACAAACATTACTGGTACTGGTGCATCCTTTACTGCAGGTTTAGCTACATCTACACCTAAACTGTTAACAGCAAATTTTACAGTTGAAGAGTCTGGTGGAAAATTGCTATTTAAATATGGCGCAACAACTATTGCCAGTATGACAAGTGCAGGAATATTTACAGCACTTAGCAATGTTACAAGCAACAGCACACCTTAAAGGATAAAAATGACTTCATTGGTAACTACTGGAGTACAGTTTCCAGATACAACAATTCAAACTACTGCAGCTCAATTGCCAGCAATGGTTTATCTGTCAACTTTTACTGCTTCCTCATCTTCAACAATTGATGTAGAACACGCATTTGACTCAACTTACTCCACCTATGTAGTAATTGTTAGTGGTGTATATCCATCTAACTCTGCCGCATCGTTTAATTTGAGATTGAAAATTGGTGGAACATATCAAACTGGATCAACATATACAGGACACTTGGGTGAAATATCAAATGCTAGTTCTGGTTATTTAGGATTTGGGTATCAAGGATATGCAGAAATGTATTTGGCAAGAAGTTGTTCAAACGATTCTGCAAAAACTATTTCACAAACAATTTATATTCCAAACCCATCAAACACAAGTGAGCATAAAGGCGTATATGGTTCTGGAATAAGCACTGATACTTCAAGTTCTATTGTAACGAACTCAATTGGTGGAAAATTTACAAATAGTACTAGTGCGTTAACTGGACTAAGATTTTACTTTAGTGCGGGAACAATTACTGGTGGAACATTCCGCTTGTATGGAATTAGAGCTACTTAATTTTGAGTATTTGAAATGCCATTAAATGCATCTGGACCAATTAGTTTAGGAGGATCAACTTCTGGACAGTCTATTAATTTGGAGCTTGGCGTTTCAGCTACAGCATTGGCTTCAATAAATAGTACATCTTTTAGAACATTAGCAGGTGTAGCTTCGGGCGCAATCAGCCTTAGTAATTTTTACGGCAAAAGCAACTCAATTACGGGACAGCAAACTTATACAACTGCGGGAACTTACACTTTTGTTGTCCCATCAGGTGTTTCCTCTATTTCAGTTCTTGCAGTTGGCGGCGGTGGTGGTTCTGTAGGCGCTTATGGGCCATTCTCTAAAGACTCTTATGGTGGCGGCGGTGCTGGTGGTGGTGCACTTGCGTATTACAATAATTATTCCGTTACTACGGGTCAAAACGTCACAATCGTTGTGGGGGCTGGTGGTGTTGGACAATCTAATGCGGCCGCTGGTAATGCAGGTAGCCTTTCTTCAGTTGCTTATGGTGGCACAACTATAATTTCTGCGGGGGGTGGTGCAGGCGGTAAAAGCATATCTGCTTCGGCAGCTGTTGGCGGGACGGCAAGTGGTACATCCGGTTTTGTTGGTTATTCTGGCGGTGCTGGATCTGTTACAAATGCTGATATAGCGGGTGCTGGTGGCGGTGCTGGTGCTGGCTATTCTGGAGCTGGTGGGCGTGGTGGCGGTACAACTTCCGCAACAAGTGGTACCGGTGGTGGCGGTGGTGGCGGCAATAAAAGTACCAGTAATACTTTAGGCGGAGGCGGCGGCGGAGGTGTTGGAATTTTAGGTGAAGGCTCTAATGGCGCAGCCGCTTCTGGCGATGTTGGTGGAGGCGGCGGCGGTGGTTCTGGAGGTGCCAGTGGCGCTAGTAGATCTTCTGGAAACGGCGGTGTTGGCGGCGCATATGGTGGAGGCGGCGGCGGAGGCGGTTCGCGAGGTGCGTACACTGTAGGTGGAAATGGCGGCGTTGGCGCAGTTCGCATTCTTTACCCAGGTTCATCACGTTCATACCCATCAACAAATACAGGTAATTTGTAATGAAACTATTTATTCAAATTCGTAATGGACAGCCGTATGAGCATCCCATTATGGAAGATAATTTCATGGAGGTATTTTCGCATATTGATATAAACAACTTACCTCCAGAGTTTGCTGTGTTTGAAAGATTGCATCCACCTGTAATTGGTAAGTACGAAGTTTATGAGGGTGTGCAATACGAATGGATAGATGGTATTGTTAAAGATGTACATATTGTGCGTGACATGACAAATGAAGAAATTGCCGCCGTAGATGCGGAAGAACGTGCTTTGGTGGTTGAGTTTATAGAGTCTTTGCAAAATCACAATATTGGAGTAACTCGTGTCTGATCCCGTAACCGATTTAAAAATTGTTGACAACGTGTTTGTCAAAATGCACAGATTTGTTAATGTTGGCGATACACATGAAGGCCATGCACATCAATTTGACCATATTACTTTGCTTGCTACAGGTGCTGTAATAATGAAGCATGACAATGGTGAGCAAAAATTCATTGCCCCACATTTAATTGTGACCCCAAAGGGTGTTGTACATCAGTTTATTGCCGAAGAACCAAACACAGTTTTTTGCTGCATTCATGCCATTCGTGATGGCGATACGATAGATGATGTAGCGCCCCAAGACATCACACTTGAGCAAGCGTTTGATCTGTTAAAACAGCATCCTGTAGTACAACCATAGCCATGACAAATGCGTTGGCTTCTTTTGTTACTGTTATTGGGGATAAGTAGAGCAACTTGATGGCGGTAACAATAAAATTAAGCAAGCGTTAGAATAAAAGTATAAAATTGGCATGAAATCTTTAAATTCTTTGTAAAGTAAAAAATGGATAACATCAGCCATCAACAAATCTATGATCGACTACTTGCTGTTGAGCAGAAGGTAGATACGATAGACAAGAATACTAGCGGCCTTGTAGAGGCTATTGATGCCATGCAAGGGGCTGTTAAGGTTCTTGGATGGATTGCCTCCGCTGCCAAGCCTATTCTTTGGATCGGTGGCTTAGTGATGGCGGCTGGTGCTATTTGGCAGACATGGATTAAAAGATAATCATGCCTTCTTTAAAACAGCTATTAATACCTCCAGTTCCTAGTTTTTCGTCTACTACAGAGAAGTATTCCTCTGAGACGCAAAACCAGAACTTAAACGTATTGCGGTTGTTTTTCACCAAACTAACAAATGGCCTTGCTAGTTTGATGGGCCCTAATGGTGGTACTTATCTAAATACACCTTATGGTGCTTTTCAAGATAGTACAGACCAAGTAGCGGCTAACACTACTACTGCTTATGCGATCACTTTTAATACAACCGATTACTCTAATGCAGTCACATTGAGTAATAGTTCAAGATTAAACGTAGCAAACTCTGGTCTGTACAACATACAGTTTTCCATCCAGTTTACAAACACGACAAATGCTTCTCAGGATGTGGATGTTTGGTTTCGTGTCAATGGTACAGATGTAGCTAATTCAAATAGCAGATTTGGTTTTGCACCAAGAAAAGGTGCTGGAGATCCTTATCACACCATTGCTGCAATGAATTTCTTTATAAGCTTAAATGCACTTGACTATGTTCAGATCATGTGGAGGCCAACCGATGTTGGTGTCATCATTGAGCAGTATGCCGCTGGAACAAGCCCAACTCGTCCAACAGTTCCTTCAACTATTGTGACGATGAACTTTGTGTCAAGTATTGCAACCTGATAGACTACGAATATGGCTTATTTACCACTCCAAATACCACCTGGTGTCTATAAAAATGGCACAGCATACCAATCCAAAGGACGTTGGAATAACTCCAATTTAGTTCGTTGGTATGAGGGGACAATGCGTCCAGTTGGTGGATGGCGTAAGCGTTCTACCAATCAAGTCTCTGGTTTGGCTAGAGGTTTGATTAATTGGAAAGATAACTCAGGCAATAGACGTATCGGAATTGGTACGCATACAAACCTTTATTCAATGAATGAAGCGGGTACTCTGACAAGCATTGCCCCTACAGATTTGGTGGCGGGAGATGCCGATCAGCTTCAAAAGCTTGGTTATGGCTACTCTACCTATGGCAACTTTGCTTATGGCGTTGCTAGACCTGATTTAGGGTCTTTTACACCTGCTACAACATGGAGTTTAGATACTTGGGGTGAATATTTAGTTGCTTGCTCATCAAAAGATGGGCGGTTGCTTGAATGGCAGTTAAATCTTGCCTCTGATGCAGCCGCAATCACAAATGCACCAATTAACAATGTTGGGCTTATTGTTACTCAAGAACGATTTATTTTTGCTCTAGGCGCAGGTGGCAACCCCCGAAAGATTGCTTGGTGTGACCAAGAGAATAATACTGTTTGGACTGCATCTTCTACCAATCAGGCAGGTGACTTTGAGATTGCCACAGTAGGTTCTATTCAATGTGCCAAGCGAGTGCGTGGCGCTACTATCATATTTACCGATGTAGATGTGCATACTGCCACTTATATTGGCCCACCCTATATCTACAGTTTTGACAGGGTTGGAACCAGTTGCGGGACTATTTCTAAGCAAGCTGTTGCCGTTACTGACAATTCTTGCTATTGGATGTCAAAGTCAGGCTTCTGGGTATACGATGGATTTATAAAACCATTGCCGTCAGATGTTGGTGACTATGTATTTAAGAACATAAACTTACAGCAAGCCACCAAGGTCTATGCCATTCACAACTCGTCTTATGGTGAGATTTGGTGGTTTTATCCTAGTTCTGCAAGCTCAGAGATTGACTCTTATGTGACCTATAACTATCGTGAAGGTCATTGGTCTGTGGGTGTGTTGGCTCGTACTTGCGGTACAGATCGAGGCATCTTTGCAAATCCATTGATGGTTTCTGATGATGGATATGTTTATGAGCATGAAGTAGGCTTTGCCTATGACTCTCAGAGCATTTATGCTGAGTCTGGACCAGTAGATATTGGTGCTGGCGACAGGCTATTAAGCGTTGTTGGGATGATTCCTGATGAAAATACGCTTGGCGATGTCAAAGCTAGTTTTAGTACCAAGTTTTATCCTACTGGCACTAATTACAGTTATGGGCCATATACGATGGCTAATCCAACATCTATACGTCTTACAGGAAGACAAGTTGCCGTAAAGATTGAAGGAAATACTTTATCTGATTGGCGTGTTGGCGTAATAAGATTTGATACAAAATTAGGCAGTTTTAGATAAAATTGCTGATAATATGACTATTGAACACGATACAGAAGATTGGCGTAGATTAAGAAACGTCAAACTGTTAGAATGGTTTGGTGGCAACCAGAGTGCTGTAGACTTTTTAGTCGCTTTATCAGGTATTGCTGAGTTATGGGATGACTTAGTAGATAAAGACAAAGAGCCTAGCAGAAAAGACATTGATACTGTCTTTTGGAATGCTCTGGTGACGCTCCCTACAAATGAGTTCTTTAATCAACATAGGGCGTTTTTAATGCCTTTAGTGATTCAGAGTATAAATGCTTGGCAAGACTCTGTAGAACTTGAAAATGGTAATACCAACGACAGAGCCTATGCGCTCACATTGCGTATTATTTCATTACAAATAGCACCAATGATAGTCTTATTGCTTAGAGGACAAGAAGCAATGAGAGAAACTAGTACAGAAATGTGGCGGTATTTCACCTCACATGATGATGCAATTAAATGGATACAAGGGGAATAATATGTCTCTAGGTGGTGGAAGCTCAACTCAGCAAGGATTAGATCCTGCTTTTCGGGATCTATTTACAGGTAATTATCAAGGCGCACAAGATGTTGCCTCTGGTTTAACTGCTCGTAAATTTGCGGGATTTACTCCTGAACAACTTGCTGCATTTAAAACTACCGAAAAGTTTGCAAATCCCAATGATGAAACATTCCAAGGGATGCGTAATGCCTATACTGAGGCTTCACAGGCCGCACGATATGCTCCTCAAAATGTTAGCGGTGCTAATTTAAACAGAGGAGATATTCGCAATGTTGCAAACCAAGCGGCTGTAGCAGGTCAAGTAAATCGAGCAGGTATTCGTGATTTATCTAGTGCAGATATTGCTTCACAAGGGGTAACTGATATTGCCTCTTTAGCCCGTGGTGCGATTCAAGACATTACACCTGGTTCATTCTTAAACCAGAATATCTCAAAGTATATGAGTCCATATACGCAGAATGTTATTGATGTAAGTGCTTCTGATTTAGAACGTGCAAGACAACAAGCACGAACTGTAGATGCCGCTAAAGCCGCTGGCGCAAAAGCATTTGGTGGATCTCGTCAGGGTGTTGCTGAAGCAGAAACAAATCGTGCTTATGATGAAAATACTGCACGAATGATTGCCCAACAGAACGCTGCCGCATTTGATGCCGCTACAAGGCTTTCTGAGGCTGATCTGAGTCGCTCTATGCAAGCTCAGTTGGCTAACCAAGGTGTTGATGCCGCTACTGTTCAGCAAGGTTTGCAACTTGCGGCTCAACTTGGAATGGCTAATCAGGGTGTTGATTTGTCAGCCATGACTACCAATGCTCAGTTGCAAAATGCTATTGCAATGGCAAACCAAGAAGCCAATCTTAGAGCGCAGCTTGCTAATCAAGGTGTTGATCTCAGTACTGGTCAACTTAATACGCAAAATCTACAACAGGCTAATTTGGCTAACCAAGCCGCAGGTTTAAGTGCTAATCAACAGCGTATTAATGCCGCTAATCAGATGGCAAATATTTCCTCTACTGGTCAACAAATGGGGCTTACTGGTGCTAAAGCACTTGCTGATGTTGGTGCAACTAGGCAAGGTCTTTCGCAAGCTCAATTGGATGCAATCCGCAATCTTCCTTTAGAACAACAACAGATTCTCAATCAAGCATTGGGTATCAATGTTGGTGGCGGTTCTGGTGCAACATCTACATCTACTTCAAGACAAGGTTTGCTTGGCTTGTTTGGTATTGGTAGTTAAGGAGTTTATATGTTTAATATTGGGTTGTTATCTGATGCCGCATTGACGGGCTTGTCTGCTGCTGATAAAGAAGCAATGCAAAAACAGGCTACTCAACAATTCTTGTTGGGCAGTTTGTTAAGTGGTGATCCTGGCATTGGATTTAAGTCTGCAATGGATATTCCTTCTACTGCAATCACTATGCAAGATATGTTGCGTAAGAGCCAACAAGCGCAAGCAGACCAAGCTGCTATTGAAGGATTTCGCTCTAAATACACTCCTACTAAATTCCAAGAAGCTAATCCTGAGTACATGGGTCCTGTTACGCCAGATCAATTGGCACAACAAGAACAAATTAAAGGTGCTAGAGCACAGGGGTTGCCATTCAACATACAGAATGCTTTGCAAGATGTGTTGGCATTGCCTACTGCTTCACAAAGCGGTATGCGTGAAACTATTACTGCTTTGCAACCAAGAGTTCAGGGCGACTTGTTGATGAACCCTAATATGCAAGTAATACGTGGTTTGCCATCGCAAAAAGATTTGATTCAAAGCCAATTTAATCCTTTAACTGGTATGTATGAGGCAAGGCCAGTTACGGGAGCATTGGCGGCAAAGGTTGCGACTACATTGCCTGAAGTTCCAGTAGGCGCACAGTTGAGCATAAATAATGCAGGTTTGCTTCAAACTAATTTGCTTCCCAATATGCGAACAGTTCAACAGCAATTAGCTTTTGATAAACAATTTGGTACGGGACAAGCTCAATTACAAACAACTCCTACAAATATTGTTGATATTCCAACTGGTAGACAAAAGCGTGTTACAGAAGCTCAAGCTTTAGGAATGCCAACTTCTTTATCTGCTTCTGAAACTCAAGCTTATGAAGGATATAAGCCTGTTAGGGAAGCCGCTTTTAAGGGTTTCCAAGCGGCTACAAGTTCTGATGCAAGCTTGCAAAACCTACAAAACATCATCAATCGTGGTGCGTTTGAGCCAGGTAAGTTTGCAGGATTTAAATCTGAAGCTGCGGCTATTGCAACGGGCTTGGGAATCGGTGGCGATAGAGCTAAAGCAGTTGCTGTTGACTCTCCACTGTTCTTGCAGTCTGTTGCTGATGTGGCTTCTGCAAACATTCAAGATTTGGTTGGAGCAACCTCAGATAAAGATATTCAATTTAGTGCTTCTCGTGGTCCTCAGATTACAAATCCTAAAGAAGCAGTACAGTACTATTTAGATCTTACAAGAGTTGCTAATCAGCGTAAGAAGGATTATTACAACTATGTAACCAATAATCCTGTTCCAAATGTTGTAGAAAAATGGTCAACAACTCCTCAAGGTAGTTCATCTATTTTTGAAGATCCAAAGTTGCGTAAATATTTGCCTAGCTTCCCAGTTACTTCAGGCCCTGATAAAGGTAAAACTGCTTATCAATTGCCTAGTGGTATTTTTAGGGTTTATAACTAATGGCTACCAGAGAACAAGTTTACGAATTTGCTAGGCAAGAAGCCCAAAGGCAAGGCGTTCCTTATTCTTTGGTGCAAAAGATTGTTGAGACTGAATCTGGTGGCGACTTTAACGCAATAGGACCTAAGACAAGAACTGGTGATCGTGCCTATGGTCCTATGCAGTTAATGAGTGCCACTGCTAAAGATCTTGGTGTTAACAGAATGGAATGGAAAGATAACATCCGAGGCGGTGTTAAGTATCTAAGCCAGTTAACACAACAATTTCAAGATCCTGTATTGGTGGCGGCTGCTTATAACGCAGGGCCTGGCAATGTCCAAAAGTATGGTGGTGTTCCTCCATTTAAAGAAACGCAAAACTATGTTGAGAAAGTTGTAGGTACAAACATGGCTACTTTTAGAGATATTGATCCTTCATTGCTTGGACAGCCAACAAAACAAGCTACACAACAAGTACAACCTAATTTAGACTTTATTGACATTGACCCTCGTTATCTTGGTCAACAAACTGTAGCTCAAGCTCCTGTTAGACAGAATACAGATTCTGTTGCCCGTCAAGTAGGTTTAACTGCTCGATATGGCATGGAAGGTTTAGGACAGGTTGCTGACATTGTTGGATCACCATTAAATATGTTGATTAACAGGGCAACTGGTAGTCAGTTAGGTACTCCTAGTCAGTCAATGTCAAACTTTGCAACTATGCTTGGTTTGCCACAACCTCAAACTGGCTTTGAACGTGGCATTGCCAATGTTACTCGTGCAGTAGCGGGTATTCCTGCTATGGGTGGTGCTGGTGGATTGTTGCAACAAGCTCCTAATCTAACGGCTCAAGTTGTTGGTCGTGGATTAGCGGCTCAACCTATTGCTCAAGCGGCAGGTGCTACTGTTGGTACTGGTGCGGCTGAGATTGCCCGTAATCAATTCGATATTAAAAACCCATTGGCTTTGCTTGGCATTAACTTGGCGGCAGGTTTACCTGCAAGTGCTGTTGCGGCTAGAGCAGGAAACATTCCTTCTGGCACAACTTATCGTGATCCAGTTACAGGTCAAATTATCGAATCTGCGGCTCAACGTGGTGTGCGTGTAGATGTAGGCGATGTTGGTGGCCCAGGTGCAGGGACTATTGATAAGTTGCGTCAATTAGGATTCTCAAAAGAGTCTTCTAATCAAACGAAAGCAGATCAGGTTAAAAAGTTAATTGAAAAAACTACTGAGAATCTAAAACCATCAAGAATGTCTGAAGGCGGTGAGAAGAAGATCATTGCTGATGACTTGCGTAAACAATATCAAACTGCTAAAGCCAATGTCAGCCCTGAGTTCAAAAGGGCAGAAGCATTAGCTGGCGATGACATCATTCCATTGCGTAATACAAACCAAGCAACTGTGGATGTTATCAATCAATTTCCATCTACTTCTCAGACTCCTGTCATTGAGAAAACAATTGAGAAGCTGAACACATTGATTCAAAATGGCGGTGGCTCATATAAAGAGCTACGTGATTTGCAATCTACAGTATTTTCTGAGATGGAGCGTGTTCGTAAGGGTCTTGTGCCAGGCTCTTATAGCGAGAAGCAATTAAACTCAATTAATCAATTATACAAAGGTTTAGCTGATGACGTTGATGTGTGGGCAGCACCTGCTATTGAGCCTAATGGCACTAAGTTATTTACTCCTGCTGGCGCACAACACACAAAAGCTATAGATCAATTTAAAGAGACTGTGTTGCCATTCAGACAAGATACAAATATCTATAAACTTGTATCTAGTAAGACTCCACAAAACGACATTGATTTGGTGGCACAAGGCTTTAGCTTTGACAAGAACCCTGCAACGGCAGAACTTGCTTTTAGCTTGATGTCTCCAACTGGTAAACAAGCAGCTCAGTACTCGATCTTGAATGAAGCTAGAAACAGAGCTATTAACCCAGATGCGGCTACTGGATTCTCAGCACCAGCGTTTACAAGAACTTTAAATCTTGGAAGACCAGATAGTCCAACTGCACAGCGTGTTGCATTTGCAGATAATCCTGCATTGCTAGATGAAGTAACTTTGTTGAGAGATATTGTTGATACAACCCGTGGTGCTGTTACACCTAAAGTCGCACCTGCAACTGGCGCAGCATTGTTGCCTTATGTAGCGGGTGGAACTGGTATCGCAGGTGGCTTTGGTCTTGGTGGTCAGCTTGCTGAAGGGTTGGGCATGGGCGGGTTCGGAACTGGACTAATTAGTGCCGCATCTGCTGCCGCTGTGCCAGTTGGAGCAAATAGATTAGCTAATGCACTTTCAAGCCAAGGGGGAACTAGATTCTTACTTGGTGAACAACTGCAAGGCGCTGGTGGCATGGGCACTGCAATGGGTCAGGCAATGACTGAGGCAGTTACTAATCCTGATGAATTCATACCTCAAAAGCCTGTTCAAGGTCTTTTTGACTTGTTCAGATAACATGAAAGATTGGCTGCTTGCATTCATTGCCGCAGTCTGTTTTTCTGCCTTCATTGTCTTTTGTAGTTACATCATAATTTGGGCGATGCCGTGAGATGGTTAGTAGCACTTGTTTTAACTCTAGCACTCCACTCTACAGGCAAAGACCTATGTAGTGTGCGTGAGTTTTACATAATTGCTTACACAATCCATAACCCAACTGAACGTCATCAACAGATGTCTGCTTGGCTTACAAAACATAAAACATTGTGTAAAAGTTCCGACATGACTGTTATATGGAATAACTTGAGTGAATGGGCGGGTAGTG